TATTGGGACGAGCTTGACAGCCGCTTGCAAAAGTATCTGCCGCATCGTTACAATCGGGCCGAAGGGGGTGGGTCCAGATCGCCCCGGAATGTCGTGGGAAGTGCAGGACGTGAGGCATCAGCCGCTTTTGGGGGCACGAACCGCACCTTTACGCTATCAGCCGAACAGGTTCGAGCGATGAAGGACGCGGGGATGTGGGAAGACCCTGCAAAGCGGGCCAGGATGGTCAAGCGTTACGCAACCGAATCACGAAACAACCGGGGGTATTGAAATGGAATCACGTCTCAAAAAATCTTTGAATGCTGGTGGACGCGAAACTCGTGCGAACGAGGACGCAAGCCGGGCAGCACCAGAGGAGAAGTTTGCTTCTACGCAGGAACGTCGCAAGATGTGGAGCGAGGAGTGGACGCAATCAGCACTGCCCAGACTGCCAGAACTGTCAGGTTGGCACCTTTGCTGGCTTTCAACCACCAACAGCTACGACTCCATCGACAAGAGAATCCGCCTCGGGTACGTTCCAGTTAAGTCTGAAGAGTTTCCCGGGTACGAAGACTATCGCGTCAAGGCAGGCGAGCACGTTGGGTACATCTCATGCAACGAGATGCTGCTGTTCAAGTTGCCGATGGATGTTTTCCAAGAAGTGATGACGGTCATGCACCATGAGCGTCCTCAAGAGGAAGCGGACAAAATCCGACTCCAGATGGAGAACTTGCAGAACGCACGCGACAGCAACGGTCGAGCTCTGATGTCCCCGGTTGAGGGTGAAGGATCAAGCAACCCTGACAGGCAACCAAATCGCACGCCGGTGTTTGCCGGCTAACAAGGAGTACGAATATGTCAGCGACATCAGCTCCGTTCGGCTTTCGCCCCGCTTACCACCCGACAGGGTTGGACCGAGCGACGGTGTTGGCAAACGGTATCGCCAGTGCTTATAACACCGGCATCCTCAAGGGCCAGCCAGTCGCTCTTGACACCAACGGCAACATCATCATTGCCACGGCAGGCTCCGCCTTCATTGGCGTGTTTGCTGGTGTCGAGTACACCGACCCGTCGGGCCGTCGTCAGATCAACAACCAGTGGCCCGCGAACACCGCGTACCAAACTGGCTCTTGCCTCGCCTACTTCTACCAAGAACAGACGATCGTGTACGAAGTGCAGTCGAACGCCACCCTGGCGCAGACTTCCATCGGTGACCAAGCCAACATGGCAAGCGCCACAGCCGGTAGCACGACCACCGGCCTGTCGCAAGCAATGTTGGGCACCGTTGTTGGAGCGAGCTCGCAAGGCGACTTCCGCATCATCGACATCGCACCCTACATCGACAATGAGTGGGGCGATCCTTTTGTGATTGTGCGCGTGCAGATCAGCCGCCATCAGTACACAGCTAACATCGTCGCCATCTAAGGAGTCCAATCATGGCCGCACCAATGCGCAGTACGGACTTCCGGAGCATCGTTGAGCCTATCCTCAACGAATGCTTTGATGGGGTCTATGACCAACGAGCCGACGAGTGGAGCCGAGTGTTCCGCGAGGAAGACGGCATCCCCCGCAACTACCACGAAGAGCCGGTTCTGTACGGTTTCGGAGCGGCACCGCAACTGCCTGACGGCACACCGGTGACCTACCAGCAGGGCGGCGTGCTGTTCCTGCAACGCTACCTGTACAAGGTCTACGGTCTGGCGTTCGCGCTGACCAAGGTCCTGGTAGAGGATGGTGACCACATCCGTCTGGGTCAGGTGTACGCACGTCACCTTGCACAGTCGCTTGTGGAGACCAAGGAGCTGCTGTCCGCCAACGTCTTGAACTACGCTTTCAACAGCTCGTTCCCAGGCGGCGACGGCGTTTCCCTGATCAGCGCCTCGCACCCGATCGTCAATGGTGTCTTCAGCAACCAGCTTGCCACCGCCGCCGTGCTGTCGCAGACCTCGCTTGAGCAGATGCTCATTCAGGTCCGCTCTGCCGTCGACAACAACGGCAAGAAGATCCGTCTGGTCCCGCGCCAGCTCATCGTTGCCCCGGGCAACATCTTCCAGGCAGAGGTTCTGCTCAAGTCGGTTCTGCGTACCGGCAACGCCAACAACGACATCAACCCGGTCAAGTCGATCGGGCTGCTGGACGAAGGCGCCGCCGTTATCAGCCGCTTGACCAGTGCCACCGCTTGGTGGGTGCAGACCGACGCGCCTGAAGGGTTCAAGATCCTGATGCGCCGTCGCCTGGAGAAGACGATGGAAGGCGACTTCGAGACTGACTCGATGCGCTACAAGGCAACCGAGCGGTACGCTGTCGGCTTCACCGACCCGCGCGCCGCCTACGGCACGCCCGGCATCTAAGATGCCACCAGGGGCGGGGATCTGATCCCCGCCCTACCCAATTCAACAGTGTTTGGTCAAACTTTTCAAGGAGCAGACCATGCCCCAGTTTTCAGATGACCTCTTCCTGGGTCCCGCACAGGGCTACCAGGGAACCGGTTCGTACGCCAACGCATCAACCTTCACGGGCTCGATTGCCACCACCGTTCTGACGGTCACCGAGATGCTCTCGGGCGACCCGATCACCGTGGGCATGTACGTCGACAGCGCCAACATTTCTGTGGGCACGTACATCACGGCCTTTGGTGGCACCGGCGCTGGTGGCGTGGGCACCTACACGGTGAACACCTCGCAGACCGCAGCCAGTGCCACGGTGACTGGTGCAGGCAACGCCCTGGCGGGTAACCCCGCGCCGATGTCGCTTGGTGTTGGCCCCCTGGGCCGGATCTACGTCTTTGACGTGGTGCCGCAGACCCTCAACGCGGCGAACATTGCTGCCTCGCAGACGCCTACCGGTACGAGCGTCACCCTGACTGCTGGCACCACCGTCAAGTCGGTTGTCCGCTCAAACGGCGCCACCGTCCTGCAGTTGGACTGCCCGCGTGCGTTGTCGGTAACCTTGGTGGTGGGCGGCACTGCCCGCGCCTACACCATCTCCGGGTTTGACTACTACGGGCAAGCGATGTCCGAGGTGATCACCAGCGTTGCTGCTGCGACCACCAACGGCAAGAAAGCCTTCTACCAGATCTCCGGGGTTACCGGCGCTGGCGGTTCGGTTACCGCGATCACGATCGGCACCACCCAGTTGATCGGGTTGCCGGTTCGCGTCACCGATGCCGGGTACATCGGCACCGCTGGCTGGGACAACACCCTGGCCCGCAACGCTGGCACGCTTGCGGTTGCGGCGACTGCTGCGGCCACTACCGCCACGGGCGACGTCCGAGGCACCTACAGCCCGTCGTCGGCGCCGGATGGCATCAAGCGGCTGGTCCTGGGCATCCTGTTGCCGGGTATCGCTGTTGGTCCGAATGCCACCCGCGTCGGCGCGTTCGGCGTCACGCAAGCCTAAAGGGAGAGCGACATGGGTCAATTCAAACCAATGGTCAAGATGATGACCACCGAGCCATCGGTGATCCTCAAGCTCAAGAAGGGCGGCCACGTCAACATGAAGGACGACGCTTGCGAGCAGGACGGTCACTCGCCCATGCGCAAGGGCCTGACGGTCGCGATCGCCGTGGGCAAGCCCCGCGGTGGTGACGCTGGGGGCATGAGCCCCGGCAAGCCGTCCATGTCCGAGCGTCGCAAGGCCATGGCAGCGCCCTTCATGTCCAAGAAGGGCGGCAAGGTCATGAAGAAGGCCGACGGCGGCATGGTCGACCCGAACAACTTCGCCAATATGCCTGCGGGTCCTGCGCAGACCGCAGCGATGCGCAGTGCGGTTGGCTTGCCTGACACCACCGACAACTTTGCCAATATGCCTGCGGGTCCTGCGCAGACCGCAGCGATGCGCAAGGCCGTCGGCTTGTCTGATGCGCCTACTGTTCCCACTCCCCGGGTCCGACCACCGATGCGTGGTGGCCGGGGCATGATGAACATGGCCGAGATGAAGAAGGGTGGCAGCACCGACATGGCGCAGGACAAGGCCATGATCAAGAAGGCCATGCGCCAGCACGACGCCCAGGAGCACAAGGGCGGCAAGGGCACCAAGCTGGCGCTAAAGCACGGCGGCAACGCCAGCTCTTACGCCAACACCAAGATGCACGACGGCGACAAGACTGACCACGCCAAGGGCACTGGGGGCGTCCGTACGGGCACTGCCGGGTACAAGAACGGCGGCTCGATCGCACCGTACGTGAAGACCAAGATGCACGACGGCGATCACTACGACTCGGCCAAGGGCACTGGTGGCGTCAAGATGGCGAACTCCGGCGGCTACAAGATGGGCGGGTCCGTTGACTGGGCCAACCGCCCTGCCAACACCTCAAAGCCCGGCGTAACTGGCACCAGCACCGCTGGTGTGCGCAATGGCAACGCAGGCGGCTACAAGATGGGTGGTGCCGCAAAAAAAGCCTACGCCACGGGGGGCAGTGTTGACACTGGCCGTCCCGTGGCGTACGCCAGCAAGCCGGCTTCCAAGCCGGTGAGCAACACGGCGCAGTCAGGCACCTTCAAGAAGGGCGGCAAGGTCGCCATGAAGGCCGATGGTGGCCCCATGGTTGACCGTAGCCGCGGCGCTTACGCCAAGGCCATCGGCCCTGACGAGAGCGACATGGACATGGCCCGCTCGATCCGCAGCGCCCCAGGCAAAGCCTACGACGCGGTCAAGCGGTTCGTGACCCGTGACCCGGGTGCCGGCGCTGGACGGGGGTTCGTGAACCCCCCGATGGCCCGCAAGAAGGGCGGCGTGATGTGCAAGGCTGACGGCGGCATGGTTGGCCCGGACGCTTTGCCGCAAGGCATGCCGGGGGCTGGTGTACCGGCGGGCATGCCCACCGGGATGCCGCCCATGGGCATGCCCACGATGGCGAATCAGCCTTCCCTGGAGGCGCAGCAGGCCATGCAGAAGGTGCTTGGGGCCCCCGATACGGGTGGCCTGTCGGGGTACAAGCGCGGCGGGTCCGCCAAGCGGGTACACCGACATACTTCCGCAGCCCTACGGGGCATGCTGTAAGAATGGGGGCTCCGGCCCCCATTTTCCCAATACCAGGAGAAGTACATGCGTCCGATCAAGCTGGGTCCGTACACGCCTGCCGTGGCGTCCACGACCGCGTTCAACGCCCAAACATTCAACAGCACCGGCGCCGCCACGGCGCCGACCACCACATCGACCACCGACGGGCTGGCGCATTACGTGACGTTGACATCCCCGGTCCAAGCAACCCTGGCGGGCATCACGTTCACCATTGCGGGTAAGGACGCCGACGGCCACACCATCAGCGACACGATAACTGGGCCGGCGAGTGCGTCGACCACCACGGGCACCAAGTTCTTCAAGACCATCACAACCATCACGCCGTCGGCGACGATGGGCGCGCTGGTGCTGTCGATCGGCATTGCGGTGACCGCGATCACGCCAACGATCCCGCTGACAAACTCAGTGGCTGCCGCGGGCATGACGGTGGCGGTGACCGGTACGATCAACTACACAATGTACGAGACCTTTGCGAACGTGTATGCGCACGACGCCAACTCCGTTTCCACGACAATTTCGGCATTGGCGGCAAAGACAACCACCCTTTCGGCCAACTCTTCTGTCAGCGCGACGGGTGTGCTCCTGCTGATCAACTCGGTGACCGCCAGTGCAACGGTCACCGTGTGGCTGAACCAAGCGTCTGGCGGGATGGCGTGATGCCGAGCAGGTCGCCTGCCCAACACCGCCTCATGGAGGCCGCCGCCCACACCAAGGGCGGGTTCGGTGGCGTCCCGCAGAAGGTCGGCAAGGAGTTCGCCAAGGCCGACAAGGGCAAGTACGCCGGCGGTGGCGTGTCTCTCGCCGTGGGCCGCAAGGAGAAGCTGCCCGTTGAGCGCGGCGCTGGGCTCACCCAGAAAGGCCGCGAGAAGTACAATCGGGAGACCGGATCGCACCTCAAGGCGCCGCAGCCCGGCGGTGGTGGCCGCAAGGACTCGTTCTGCGCCAGGATGTCCGGCGTGGTGGAGCACTCGAAGGGTGACGCACCCCGCGCCAAGGCGTCGCTGAAGCGTTGGAAATGCCCCGGCTGGTAAAGGACTGACATGGCGTACTCAGGCACCGTTGGACAGACGACCATCAGCGTCCAGAAACTGATCGACCACGGTGCTCGTCGTGCGGGTAAGCTCGCCGAGGAACTGACGGTCGAGCAGGTCCAGGCCGCCAAGGAGTCGCTCTTCTACGTCCTGAGCAACCTGATCAACCAGGGCATCCAGTACTTCGCCATCAAGAAGCAGGTCATCGGCCTGATCGCCAACCAGTACGAGTACTCGCTCGCGGTTGGTGGCAATGACGTCCTGAACGCACTGTACAGGACCATGGCGCAGCCCTCTGGTGGGTACACCAGCTCTGCCGGCGGCACGGTCGCCAACGTCTACGACCAGGACACCTCGACGTTCTGCGCGCAGACGTCCGCCAACGGCAACATCGCGGTCGACTACGGCACCAGCAACCCGCAGTACCTGGGCTCGATCGGGTTCATGCCGTACGTCTCTGGTGGCGGCGGCGCGACCTGGAGCTACGTGCTCGAGGCGTCCGCCGACAATGCCACCTGGACGGCCCTGTACACCGCCACGAGCGAGGCGGTGACCGACGGGCAGTGGGTCTGGCAGGACATCGACCCGGGCGCCAACGTGTCGTACTACCGGATGCGCGCCACCGGCGGCACCACCCTGGCGCTGCGTGAGCTGTACTTCGGGAACAACTCGACCGAGATCACCATGTCGCGGCTCAACCGTGACGACTACACCAACCTGCCCAACAAGAACTTCACGGCCAACCAGCCGTTCCAGTTCTGGTTGAACCGCACGATCCCCCAGGCCACCATCACGGTTTGGCCGACACCGTCGAGCTCGTTCGTGCAGATGACGGTCTGGTACTCGGCCTACATCGAGGACGTCGGCGCCCTGAGCGGGCAGCTTGCGATCCCCGACCGGTGGCTGATGGCGATCCAGAACATGCTGGCGCACCAGATGGCCCAGGAGCTCCCCGGCGTTGACGTCGGGCGGATTCAGTACCTTGAGGTCCAGGCCGAGAAGTACTTCAACATGGCGGAGCAGGAAGAGCGCGACAAGTCGCCGATCTACTTCGCGCCGAACATCTCGGTGTACTCAAGGTAGGCCATGCCGCGCTTCCTCGACACCCGGGGCGGTTCGGACATCGCCATATTCATCTGCGACCGGTGCAAGATGAAGCGCGCGCACTCGGTGGCCCGGTCAGACCCAAACTTTCCCGGTTTGCTAGTATGCGACCAGGGATGCGCGGACGAGAAGGACCCGTACCGGCTGGCGCCGCGTCCGACGGAGAAGATCACGATCAGGTTTCCCAGGCCCGATGTCAGCATCGCCACGGACCCGAACGCGATCGAGACCACCGGCAACAACCAGTTTGACCTGTCACCAGAACAGAACACGCAGACCCCATCGAACAACGGGAACCTCGACACCTTGACCACCTCCCCGGGGCAGTAATGGCAAACGTAACAATCACCGAACTACCTGCCGCTGGTGCGATCACGGGGACGGAATCGGTCCCGATCGTCCAAAACGGGGTGACGGTACAGACGACAACTGCGGCGCTGGCCGGGTCGCCCGTGCAGACCCAGACCTTCCTGACCAAGAACCAGGAGCCCACGCTCAACAACAGCCGCGCGCTGTCCAACGGGACCGGTGTCGGGCTT